TGATGTACCCGCTGTTCCTGCTTCATCTTTTATGATGAAAGTCTTGCCTGCTGGGAGAGTTGACCCGAGTGGGAGTGTCACAGTTACACCTGCGCCATTCACCCCTATATATACATCTGTTGATAGAGCGCCATAGCTTGTAGATCTTCCAGTGACTATACCTCCAGTCACTGTGAGATTTGTGCAAATTATGTTACCTGTGACTGTGAGAGTAGTAAGACCTGTGATTCCGCTCAGAGTCGCCGTCCGACCAAATATGTTGGACGTCTGGACAGAGTTGGAGGTGATGCTGTCGAATGTGCTTATGCCAGGGATGGCGACATTCGAAGCCAGGGTTACTCTTCCGTACTGGTCGATCGTGACTTGGGCAACTGTCCCCGCATCACCGTACATACCCGGTGTCACACCACTCACTGGTAAACGCGCAGACAACAGAGTACCAGATGAAAGATTAGAGGCGTTGAGATTTGATAGACCAGCTCCATCACCACTAAACACAATCTGCCCTGTCGATACTACAATAGTAGACCCTTTGCAGCAGCCTCCGTTCGAAATGCTGTCAAACATCTTCTATATTACAAGTAGAAGATGTTTTACGTTCATGCAGATTCAACGAATCGTGACACGGTACAATATCCACACGGGAATTCTTATACGCTTCATCTTACAACTCCAGTACAGCAAATTACAGGTGTCGAACTTATAGCAGCCAAAGTCCCCAACTCAATTTACAACCTAACAAATGGGTCGAATATTCTGACCATAGACTCGAGTGTTAATATTTCGATACCGAATGGCTTTTACTCTGCTTGTGGACTTGCCTCGGCTCTGAGTCTAGCTTCCAACTTATCAGTCAACTTTTCACAGGATGAAGGCAAGCTGATATTTTCAAATGTTCTACCATTCACCATCCAGGCTCAGACGGATGAAATCTTGCGAATGACTGGACTCGCTCAGGGTGTACAAAGTTCGATTGTGGCATCAACCGATCCAGCTTACTTGTCTTATGGTTCACGGAGTATCATCAGATCTGTAAATGTGATGGATCTATCGACGAATGAGTTTGTATTTCTGGATATTGACGAGTTGAGGTCCGTCAGGATGATTGATTCCAAGTCTCTTGTGAGTGAGACGTATGCAGGAACAACCATTCGATCCACCTTTGGTATGATTCCTATGGATGTACCGTCTGGTGGGGTGAAAAACTTCAAGGAGCAGACAGACTACAAACTGTCCATCAAGTTTGATACACCCATCTCCAAGATTTCACGGCTCACGATTCGCTGGATTGACAAGGATGGTCAGCTCATTAACTTTCAGGGGTTTGAGAATAACGCATTTCTACTCAAATTCGAGGTGAACGAGCCCAAAGAGCCTCCACCAGAGCCAGAGCCCAATTTGACGGAGCTCGAGGTGAAGCGACTCGTCGAGTCTATGCTCCCCCCACCCATGCCCGCACCCAAGAGGAAGATTCCTCGCATCTTCCTATATCTCGTTATTATGGCTCTTTTGGGAATGGGTATCAAGGTGGTATTCTTCAAGAATAATGTAACAGTACAGTAGGCATGCCATATTCGGCGACATACAGCATAGGATATGGGATCGGTGTCACAGAATTGGTGGTAAAGTCGAATGTGTACTCATCGCAAGCTGCGCCCCTGACCAACTTTCTGGGAGGATCACTTTTGAAATCAACCCCAATCACGGTAACAAACTTTACATCGACTGGTAATTCGATCATCACCACAGGCAATATGACCATGACGGCACCCCCCAGTCAGACTGACTTTTATGGGGGGTTTACTGGTAACGTAATCAACTGTTCAGAAATCATAGGAGGTAACGTAATTGGCCAGGTTTTGTCTTTGAACAGCATCAATGTGGGCACAAACGTCATCACCACCGGTAACGTCATAGCTCTTGTTTCTATAGCCAATCGATCAAATGCATACACCAACCTCATCTCAGCCGCAAACATCTATACGGGGACATACATAGGAACGGTGACTGGCCAGTCAGTCTCAACCCTTGCATCCCTGACGGCTCTGTCCACTCTGACAGTGGGTGGGAATCTCATAGGTAATGTACTCACAACCGGTACAGTGACTGTTACTGGTCAAGTCACTGGAAATATACTTGCAGGCTCAAACACTATAACAGCCATTGCGCAAAGTGCAACCTTCAACCAGTCGGTGGGTGATATCAGAGTCTTGGGATCGAACGTAGCACCCTTCCGGACTGCTGTGGTGAATGCTGGTACACTGATTGGGAGTATGACTGGATTTTCAAACAACATCACCACTTCGGGTGACATAACAACTGGGCTAGGCTACATAGGAGCCTTCAGGGGTGATATTCTAGGGAGCGGCCAATTCATCACCAATGAGTATGTGGGCAAGGTGACTTCTTCAGTCCCTATTACTGCATCCACTGTGACTGGATCAGTGTCCGCCAACTCACTGACAGCCTACACAAACAATCTGTCTGGTGCTCAAATATCATCAAACACAGCGCTCATAGGAGAGATTAGATCGTATGCAAACTCAATCATTACTGGTGTAGTCACAGCCAGCCAGGTTTTTGTCGCAACCATGTCATTCACTGATCAGATTACAACATCTGGTAATGTCACCGCCACAACCCTCGTAGGATCCTTCACTGGATTGAACGTCATAACATCTGGAACCCTTACAAGTTCGGGTGGCAACCTTTTGGGGAGACTGATAGGTTCGAATGTTGTTACCCTGTCTGACTCGGTTGTATCAAACACAGTTACTGGTACTATAGTCACGTATGCGAATGTCATACCAGCCACAATAGTCACCTCTCCGAACATAACCGCGGACTCTATGGATACCTTTACAAACACCGTCACGGTTACACGAGTCTCTGGGAGCTTTGTCGGACCCGTCTCCACATCTGGAATTGATATATTCTCATCAGGTTCTGTAATTGCAAAAAACTTTATAGGGCTGGTCGATGCTGGGTCGAACAGTATCATCACAACTGGAATTGTTCTCACGCAAGAGGGAATTCAGGGTAGTATTAACACGTTTGCCAATAACATCTCTACACAGGGTCTCATTACTGGTACATTTTTTGGTAACTACAATGGGATTGGGCCAATCACGAGCAATGCAGCCATGACAGTCTCTGGGACTTCAAATCTCTTCACTTTGTCATCGACTGGAACCATCTTTGTTCAGGGTACCATTTCCGGTAACTACACAGGGGCGGTCCAGACATTCGGAAACAGCATCGTTTCAACCGGAGGTTTGAGTGGAAATCTCATATTCACCCGAGTCACCGCATTTCAAAACTCGATCATCAATGATGCGGGCATCTCGTACGGGAAGAATATGCTCAAGTCAAACTATGGGAATGTAGCAAGCTATGGAAACATAGCTCCTATTCAAACCTCTATTGCACACTACTATTCGAATGTAGTTTCCCGTCAACCCTGGTGGTCCACAAGCAGTTCACCTACAGTCTCATATGTGTACACCCAGGATCAGACTGGATACTCGTCATCTGTTCTCATGCCTGATGGCAGAGTTGTTCTGGTGCCAGGTGCATCAAAAAATATAGGTATTTTCGATACAAAGACAAGCATATTCTCGAATCTGATTCCAACAGGTCTGACGCCATCTGCAGCGGGGTGGGGGTGGAACTCTGGGGTTCTCCTCCCCAATAGCAATATTGCATTCATACCAGGAAGTAACAATCACATAGGCATATATAATCCTTATTTAAACACAATTAGTCTTGGTCCCTTGATTGTAACTAATGACGCGTTCCGTGGTGGTATCCTCCTACCAAACGGTAACGTTCTATGTATCCCATATAACACGTTCAGCTTTACAGAGTTTGACCCCAACAATCCCTCCAGAGTTTTGAGGAATTCAGCGATTGGTGGTCCAGGAAACTCCCCATATCAGTTTTCTGGTACTCTATTACCCAACGGAAATGTCATATGTGCACCCCACAGTGGTAATTTTGTACTGTATGACTATCGTCAAGCCTTACCAGCCATTTCTACAAATTTGAATACCGTCTTTCTTCAAAAGCATTCGGGATCTGTTCTCCTCCCGACTGGCAATGTTCTGTGTGTTCCTACAGCAAGCGGATATAGACTGGGTCAGGTGTCACCAGCAGGAGTTTACTCGAATACAGTGAGCAGTGTATCTGGTAATGGATCATACCAGAATGCATGCCTTCTCGGACATGGCAAGGTTTTGTTCGGTCCAGGAACTGGGACGAACATCGGAGTGTATGATATCTACGCGGACACTCTCACAAACATAGTAATAGAGTCCGGGTATGGTGGTATTACTGCACTCCCCGATGGCAGAGCAATTCTTGCACCCAATACATCTTTGTTTGGGGTGGCATTGGTAAGCGGTGTGACTCAGCTGAACGAGCACCTGAGCACGAGCTCATACTTTAATAAGTTCTAATAACAGGATGCCATATTCGGCACAATATTCACAAGAATGGGGTAATACATTGTACACATCAGGAGTTGGATACTTTCCAGAAGTGTACAGTGGGTCGGTGTATCCCATTTTGGTTCCAGGAGTAATGAGAGTATCGGATGACGTATTCACAAATGAGCTTGGTAGGGAAGGTGTATATCTGACTTCAGGTAGGATTGATGCTGGTGGAAACAACATCGCAGTACAGTCAGTCACGTCCATGCTCAACTCTTGCGTATACTCGAGTAATATCACTGGCGCGACTCTCAACCTTGATTCTGCATTCACAACTGCCAATCTGACTGGTACATTCGTCATCAGTAACAACGTCAATACCGGCACCAATCTTCTCACATCAACCTCTGATATCCTCATCAGCCAGAATGTCAATACAAATAATCTCATCAGTAACGTTACCCTTTATGCGAATAACATGATTGTGGCTCGTAATTTCCTTGCAGGTACCATAACTACAAACGTTTTTGCCTATCAGAATCTCATACAGACAACCCAGATCACCTGCCAGACTATGATAGGTGATGGTAGAATAGGGTCTAATAATGCGGCATTCGCAGGGGCTGGTGTGTTTGGTTCAGCCTTTGGAGCATTCATATTCAACGATAGTATTCGCGGAAACAACTTGACAGCTGGTGAGGTGAGACCTTTTTTCGTCGAGGGCTATGCCAACACATTCACAGTTGGGTTATCGCGGGGACCAATGCAAGGACAATTTAACGCAGGCTCGAACAGCGTAACAACAACAAGCGGACTGACTGGTCAGTTGGCGGTGGCAAATGCTCGAGTTGGGTCGAATAATGTTGTATCGGGTGGTAAGATCTTCGCGAACAACTTTATTGGCGGGATCATAGGGTCTAACACGGTGACGTCTCAGGGTGGTGTATCAACCAGTGGCGAATCTGTTGGGGCTGTCACCGCCTTTGCCAACAACATAAATGCAAATGGTACTTTTGCCGCGACTCTGTTTATAGGAGCTCTGACAAATTCAGGACTCGATGTGAGTGCCACAAATGTTTTTGCGCAAACCATCAATGCAACACAATTCAGAGGTGGGTCTAATCTGCTCACCATGACCGTACTATCATCTTCAATGTCCGGTACTATGAACTGTGGCTCAAACAATGTGACTCTATCGACCGGGAACGTCACGAGCCAGAGTTTTTACGGAAACGTATCGGCTGTGAATATGGTTGTCAGCAACGTATCATCATCTAACATAGTGGGTCGGATTATAGGGTCAAACATCATATCGGTTGACAACTTCAAGGCGTCTAAACTCATCGGTCGAGCAGAATCTGCGTCAAATATAGTTACAACAGGAGCTATATCCGCTCCACAGTTTCAGGGTGCACTGCAACTCTTTAACAACACCATGTCTGCAACTTCAGGTAACATCTTCGTGGGGACCCGTATCTTTTCTGCAGATGTTCAGGGGTATACCAATAGTTTTAGCGTAAAAGCTGTAGTTGCCGGAACGTTAGAGGGTGCGATCCTCGTCTATACAAACACTATTTCATCCACGTCTCTGTTTGCAGGTGGAAATATCATTGGTCCAATGAACTGTTTCACAAATACAATTACTACGTCTAATCTGTTTGCTAATACATACACTGGTCAATTCGTAGCAGCCAATGTATTTTCCGAATCCATCTTTTCAGCACTTTCAATCGGTCCAATCAATAATACCACTGGTATTCTCTCGACACAGGCTAACATCGTAGCAACTGACATGTTTGGTGGTATACTTGCTTACAACAACGTCATCTTCACGCAAAATACCTTGACATACGCATTCGACCAAACTGATATGGGTATCTTCATGCTACCAGACACGAGCAACGCGTCAATCATAGGGAGATCTCTATCGCACTACATCTCGAATGTCAACTCTGCTGGTGGCTTTTGGTCCACTTCATCGGCAACTCCCAAGGTGAAATTTGAAGCCTCGTCAAATGGTTGGTCTGGTGGAGTAACTCTCCCTGATGAGCGTGTCTTATTCATACCAAAGGATACCGACCGCTTTGGCTGCTACAATCCAAAGCTTGGAATCTTCTCAGAGCTCACCCCTAAGATGAATGCAGTATCACTTGCTAATATCTCTGCACTGATAAAATACGATGCTGGTGTTACAGTAAACTATGGACTACTTGATACCGGCAATGTCATAGGCCCTCCTCTCCAGTCTCTTCAGTTCCTTGTCCCATTCAACGGAAGTCCAAATGACGTATTTGGTGGAGTTGTACCTACAGTTACGGGTTCTATTACATACAACTCAATTACACCCAAATTTGTTCAGAGTGCCATCTTTCCTAATACTGTGAATTCGGGCACCCCAGCAAGCGTCTTTGCAACATACTCACTCCTACCTTCAATCACAACACTCACATTCACTGGTTATACTGTCGCATGCTGGTTCAAAATCTCGCAAGCTCCCGGTGGAATCAATAATTCAATCCGTCAAACAATATTTAGATTTGGAGGAACTGGAGCATCAGGATTTCTGTATCTCTTTTACACACAGAACAATTCAACCTATGGCACAGGTTTTCTAGCTGGATACGCAGTCAGGGACATTGGGCCATATTACGAAGTTACTGGCAATCGCCCAGCCCTGACGATTGGTGCGTGGAATCATGTAGCGTTCGTAGTAAGCCCTAGTTCCGGATCAACAACAACTGGAACTCTGAGACTGTATTTCAATGGTGTACAGCTCGGATCGACTTCCACATATTCACTTCTCATGAATTCATTCGTTCCGACTGTTCAGATTGCGGGGCAAGCTTTCAACGGTGAAATTGATGATTTTAGAATCTACGCAAAAGAGTTTTCAGCTACTGAAGCTCTTACTCTCTACAATACAACAACTCCATATAACGGATCCACTGTCCCCCTCTATCAACCTGGAATAATTGATACATCAATCTATTTTTCAAGTCCAGAATACTCCATTAATGCCGGATTAGTGTTCTATACAACATTTGACGGCATCACAACTGATGTCATAGGATCAAAGACTGCTACAATCAGCGATCCTCTGAGCGTTATAACATATAACACCACTACAAGCGCAAAGTTTAACCAGAGTATAAGAATTTCCAATGATATAACGAAGGTTAATCCTTATGGTACCATCAATTATTCACTTTCATCCCTGGCCATCACATCGAGTGGAGGATTTACAATTTCATTCTGGGGGAAACTCTACGCCAAACATACTGTTTCTCTTTATGGGTCTCTTTTTGGCTGGAACACAACAAATGCAAGTCCGATGTACTTTGACATTGCAGAAGGGTTTGATGCTGGTAACGGTCTAGGACTCTTGGGGCAGAACGGCTCACCCACTCCAAGCTCAAACACCACTACTATCATAACAGGAGTCGATCCAATTCTCACCTACTGGTATCACTTCTGTCTCACTTGCAGCACATCCAAAGTCATGACTCTTTATATAAATGGCGTAGGAACCTCGGCTACTCTACTTAATGACTTTACTATCAACAACATGTGGCTAGGCAGATCTGGTTCGGGAAACACAAAACCTTTCGCGGGTGAGATTGATGATGTGCGAATATACAAAGCTCGTGTATTTACTCAATCAGAGGTGACAACTCTGTTCCAGACTAATATCAAAGGATATACAGCCCCATATTATAATTATATAACGCACCAAATTGCATCTGGTCAGCAGCTTAATATCGGCCCATCAGACAACGCGAGTATAGCATTTTGGTTCAAGGATGCTGATAATCTTCCACCCAATAATCGCCAAAAGTGCATATTTGCATTTTCAAATACAGCATCAATTTCGAACAAGCGTGCAATGATCATGTACTATGGCTCCACAGCAGCAGGTTCTCGATACTTGACAACAAGCTATTACATACCACCAGCAGCGACCAGCTCGAACATCATATCAAATGTTCTGACAACTTTTACTCGTGATCAGTGGTATCACATAGGACTGACTTTTACAGGAGGGACGTCAAAATTGTTCATCAACGGTAGTCTCCTAGATACCAGAACATCACTCTTGAACGATTCGTTCACTTTCAGATTTACGAATGCCAACAACAGTCTGTGTCTGAACTTCAATACCAACAACCCTGACGAAGGAGAGTCTGGTAATCAGGCGTACGATGAATTTAGAATCTACAAGCGAGCTCTGAGCGACACTGAGATGTTTGAACTATATCAGACTGGTAGCAATTTCATCACCGCCGGCACAGACAAGTGGGTTGGTGGTGTCCTTCTACCGAACGGCAATGTTGTGTGCATACCGAGTACAAATGCGTATGTGGGAATCTACGATCCCTACCGGAATATCATGTCTCTTGGTCAGAATACAACTGGATTCAGTGGCGGTGTCCTTCTTCCAAATGGTAACGTTATGTGCGTGCCTTCATCAAATACATTCATAGTTGAGATTGACCCCACAAAGCAATCTCCCACCGCGACACTGAACATATCTCATGGATCCTCTGGGGCTTCTCCATACTGCTTTGGCGGCTGTCTTCTCCCAAATGGCAAGGTTGTACTCGCGCCAGCAAGTGGAAACGCTATGATCTATGACTACCAGACTCGCGCAGTCAGTAACGTGACTGGATACACAACAGGCACTCTCAAGTACTCTGGGGCTTGCTTCTCACCGACGGGTGAGATTATACTCGCCCCAGGATCAAACGCTGTGGCGGTTGGTAAAATTAGCCAGAGCGGTTCATTCTCGGTGGCTGCATCCATAGGTTCTAATTTATCAACTGCGTGCCCACTCGGCAACGGTAAGATCCTGTTTGGCACAACACAGACAACTGGTGCAGTGTTCGATCCGTATACTGACACCCTGACACCCGTACCTCTCGGTGGATCTTATTCAGGTGCTGTGCCTCTCCAGGATGGTCGAGGACTCCTCGTGCCAAACGGATCAATACTTGGTACAGGTCTACTGATCGGTCAGACACCCATGACGGCTACAGCAGCTCTTAGCCCGTATTTAAACAAATTGTAATAGTAGAATGCCTTACTCTCAAGTTTACAAGGCGAGATACCTTGATGGGTCAGTAGGGTTTCTTACTGAGAAAGCAAATGTTCTCGTGCCAGGTTTTTCAAATGTTCTGATGAACTCTCCTACATACATAGGTGGTATTGACAATTTAGACATTCCCACCACAGACCTGAACTTTATCAGTATGAGATTTACAGCACCAACAACCTTCATAACATCTAATATCACTCTAACTTCAAACATTATAGCTGCAAATCTGTACGCTTACACCAATTCTATAACATGCTCTAATATCAACTTCATCAACTACATCGGTACCCTACAGCCCTACGCCAATACAATGTCGACAGGTAATCTGATTGTCGGTGGGACTTTGATAGCGAATGGTCTGAGAGGAAGTACTTTTCTAGTTTCAAATGCACAAACTCAGTCAAATGCCTTTGCATTTCAGATGGTTGGTGCAGTCAACACGTATGCAAACAATATACTCACGGTCAACGTCTCAACTGGCACCTATATCACATCTGGAATCACTGGATCTAACATAATAAGTGGAAATATAGTTGCTTCCACTCTGACATTAGGACCTCTATTAGGCTCGAACTCGGTTACAACAAGCGCTCAGATAAATTGCAATGTTCTATTTGCAAATGCAACGAGTAACATGATTACATCACTGGCACAGGGATTTGATGTAGGTTTATTCGTTGGTAACTTTACACCATATACCAATTCGATATCTGGAAACGTAATTACAGTAAGCAACATCGTGGGTGGACCTCTGGTGAGCTATACCAATTCAATCACATCAACTACTATCACGGGTGGTAACGTCCTAGGAATAGTAACCACCTTTACAAACACTATTACTAGTACAAGCACCCTTACCGCTGCAACATTCCTGGGTGGTTTCTCAACCACCAATACCATTGTAACCTCAGGGACTGTGACTGGTTCGACGAGTCTAAGGGGGACAGTTCTGGGTGCCAACACTCTGTCGACTGTGAGTACCCTGACAGGAACAACCCTATTTGGTGCCATCAGAGCCTTTGCGAACAACGTATCTGCGGGAACAACCACCACAGCAAGAGAGTTTAACGGATCTCTCGACACATTTACCAACAACATCTCGGTCACGAATGTTTGGGCCTCGAGTCTGACGGCTCTAAATCTTCTCGCAGACAAGTCATTCTCAGCCAATCTGATCACCAGCAATATAATTGGCCCTATTGTATCTTACGCGAATACTGTTCAGACGGGATCGACTGCCATTGCTCAGAATTTTGTAGGTGACATCAATCTGGGGAGCGGTCCACTTGTCTCACAATCGACCTGTATCGCTTCAAACCTGATAGGCGGAGTCACCGCCTACTCCAACAATATTAACATCAATCAAACCCTATATGCTGGGACACTCGTCGGTAACGTGTTCGGGTCGAACAACATGGAAACTACGGGCCTGTTCAGATCTGCCGGATTTTATGGAGGTGTGACAAGTACAGGCTATGTAAGAACAAATGCAGACATGTCTGGGGCTCAGCTCATCGGAGGGATTGCTGGATCAAATACTATAACAGTAAATGGGGATGTGTCGACATTTAGCGCCAACTTTATAGGTGCGGTATTTACCACAAATGTGTTTACGCAAACCCTGATTGTTGGATCACTATCAGGAAATATCAGATCGTTTCAGAATAACATCACCACCACCAGCTTCATAGTCGCCTCGAATGTGGTGGGTAAGGTATTATCATACGCAAACACAATCAGTACTCAGACGAATGTGAGCTACGGAACTGACCTGTCTCGATCCGGTGTATTTCTGAGACCAGATACGAGCAACTCTGTATACATCAACCAGTCTATAACTCAAAACTTTAGCAACGCGTATTCGCAGCAAATGTGGTGGTCCACTTCTAACAATACAACCCCCGTATCGTACTACTCTACAAACGGGCAAACAGGGTGGTACGGTAGTGTCCTCTTGCCAGATGGCAGAGTATGCTTTGTACCGGACACAGCAAGATCGATTGGCTTCCTCAACATCCAGACTAATACCTTTTCGAACATAGTTCCTGGTGGTGATGGGATATCATCACTGGGTGGGGGGTGGCGTGGCGGTATTCTCATGCCAGACAGCAATGTAGTCTTTCTCCCGTACAGTAATGCATTTTTATGCATGTACGATCCAAACACCAACATATTGAGAAAGCGCCAATCACCTCTTCCGGGTCGATTCTTGGGTGGATGCCTATTGCCAAATGGAAATGTCCTGTGTGTACCTAATCAGCTCGGTTCTATTCTTCATGAACTGAATCCATACGCAAACATAGGAGTCGAACAAAAGTTTATAGGCGTTGGTAGCGGATCGTTTAATGGGTGCATTCTGAGACCAGATGGTACTGTAATTTTAATACCCGAACAAGACATTTTTGGGTATATATACAACTATGCAGCAGATGCGTTCAGTAGTTTAGTATCAATACAAGGTCTAGAAACTGGACCTGGATATTTTACTGGGGGGGTATATCTCCCGACTGGTAGATCATTTCTAATACCGAAATTCGGCATCTATTCCGCTTATGTTTCAGGTAATATTCCAACTGCTGGACCTATTATACCAGGATCAGCGTGGGGGTGCTTTGCTGGTAACGGCAAGGTGGTCATGTCCACAAATGGTGCATCTGTGACGGTTTTTGACATTTACTCTGAACAATTCTACACAGTTGCATGTAACGCTGGTTATATTGCACCTGTTGCAACTCCGTGTGGGCGAGTTGTATTCTCACCACAGACTGCGACAAGTGGGGTGATGGTAATGAATCTGCATGCGCAGACTCCCCCTTGTGTGGCACTAAGCCCTTATTTCAACAAATTGTAAATCTAACGAGTCACTGCGTACACAGCCTGACCTGGCTGAGCGATGGTTGCGCGAGACACACGCTTGGTCAGCTGGTACACCAGGATTGCCAGGATGGTGGTGAACAGAGCGCTCAGTACGTAGTAGTTGGGGTTGTTCTTGTTCACGCTAATCACCATGGAGATCAGGTAGCGAACCACATCCATCCATGCAATTGCGCTGGCGAATGCAAAGCCGGCAACAACTGCATTGAGGGACTGGGACTCGACCTGTGAGGCAAAATCCATCACAACGGGTGGCAGCTTGGGCAGGGTATAAGACTCGGTCTCGGACATAGACATTTAGTATCTACATAGAAAAAAGTCAGTCAAAAAGTTCTTCTTCCTGGATAATTTTTGTAAAGGTCTTGGTTGGTGGCTCTGGTATCTCATCATCTTCCGGTTCCCATTCACAGTACATCCTATAGTCATATCCCGTCACATCTTCGGGAATCCACTTTTTGTAATTATTCCCTGTGTAGCCTTCTATTTCTTCATTCATTCCCTACTTTGTCTGCACTATTTTTTAGCAAGCGCTCTGCTGGTGTATTAGGGACCCACAAACTCCAAGTGTCAAAGCACTCATTCATCTTCGAGTAAAGGTCCTCGGTTCCTTCATATCTCGTAAATGGCTCATCCGAGTCATCCACCACCTCTAGCTCCTCGTCTGACTCAGAGTCTTCGTAAATCTCAGGGTACAAGCTGCCAAGCTGCCGGCCTGTGACGTGGCGGATGGCAAACTTGAGTCCGTACTCCACATCCTTATCCGTCACAGTGTTACGGCCACAAGCCTTGCAGTAATGAGCAGCCAGGACGGTGGCCGACTCCATCACGGGTAAAATGATATCATTCACAGCATCCATAAAGTTGTCCTCCATGTATATACATGGTGAAGATTTCCTTAGTTATAGTAAATGAGCGAGACGCTCTACTACGGCAATAAAAACTTGGCTGGCCTGAGTAACGTCACAGCGTCAGCCTTTTATGGTACATTTGTTGGTTCAGCATCCCAGCTGACTGGCATTCCAACAGGCCCAACAGGACCTAATGGCGTGACAGGCCCCACCGGCTTCACTGGCCCCACCGGCTTCACTGGTCCCACCGGACCCACCGGCTTCACTGGCCCCACCGGCATCACAGGCCCCACCGGCTTCACAGGCCCAACCGGACCCACCGGATTCACTGGTCCCACCGGACCCACCGGCTTCACTGGTCCCACCGGCTTCACTGGTCCCACCGGCTTCACTGGTCCAACGGGACCAACTGGGTTTACCGGTCCTACTGGCTTCACGGGGCCGACGGGCCCAACGGGCTTCACAGGGCCTACAGGATCAACAGGGTTTACAGGTCCAACTGGCGCAGGCTACGGACCCTACTCGACTCCTGCAAGTACTGCTCTTGTCACAACTGCTGGAACAGCCGGAGTTGTTATACCACTCAATTCATTCACTGTAGCAAGTTCAGCGTTTACAGTGGGTCAGAAGATTCAGGTTTATCGCGACTCTGGTACGTATTTTCAGGGCACAATCACCACTGTAACACCTGCTACAAGCATCACAGTCACAGTTGATTACTCCACCACATCCGGTTCACAGACTGGAACTTGGACCGTGAGTTTGGCAGGATTGGTGGGCATAACTGGCCCTACGGGTCCTGGTTACACTGCTCTCACATCGACAACATCAGTGACTAACTCTGTCGCTGTGGGTAAGGTGTTCACCGTGCAGACCAACTCTTCATCATCTGCATTTATTGTAGGTAACCGCATCAGAATCATCAATTCAGCCTCCAACTTTATGGAGGGTATTATCACAGCCTATTCCGGAACTACACTTACCGTCACAACAGACTATGCGGTGGGTGGCGCTGGTCCTTTCACTTCATGGACCATGTCTATCGCCGGAGCTTTCGGTACTACTGGACCCACCGGTTTCACGGGACCGACGGGTATTACTGGCCCCACAGGTTTTACTGGTCCAACTGGCCCCACAGGCTTTACAGGACCCACCGGCTTCACAGGGCCTACAGGTCTAGGATACGGACCGTACTCGACTGCTGCTGCAACATCGTTTAACCCAGTTGTTGGTTCGTCAAACACAATTACTCTCCAGTCTTTTACTGGCTCAGCCTACGCAGTCAATCAGACTGTGCGCGTGTCAACGAGTTCAACTGTGTTTTTCGAGGGTACCATTACATCACAAAACTCAGGAACAGACATTACAATTTCAGTAACATACAAAACCTTTGTAGGAGTACAGACTGGTACTTGGAGTGTTTCTGTTTCGGGAATAGCAGGTTGGACTGGACCTACAGGACCTACTGGTTTCACGGGACCGACAGGATTCACCGGTCCAACAGGCTTTACAGGACCGACAGGACCGACAGGATTCACCGGTCCAACAGGCTTTACAGGACCGACAGGACCGCCAGGAATAACAGGTCCAACTGGAGCTGGATATGGTCCTTATTCAACTGCATCGACTTCGTTTTCTCCAGTTGTTAGCTCTTCAAATAACATTACAGTTACTTCTCTCAATAATTCAGCTTTCGCAGTCAATCAGCAGATTCGTGTAGCCACGAGTTCAACCGTCTTTTTCGAAGGTATCATCACTCTGATAAGTTCTCTCACCATCACTATTACTGTAACTAATTCATCATTTACTGGTACACAGACTGGTACTTGGTCTGTTTCACTGACTGGATTGGTGGGTGTAACAGGACCGACGGGATTCACAGGACCGACGGGTTTCACAGGACCGACTGGCCCAACTGGCTTCACAGGACCGACGGGTTTCACAGGCCCAACTGGCTTCACAGGTCCTACAGGTTTGCAAGGCCCGACTGGCTTAACAGGCCCACAGGGCCCACATGGTGCAGTGGGTCCACAAGGTGCAGTGGGTCCACAAGGTGCAGTGGGTCCGCAAGGTGCAGTGGGTCCACAGGGTGCAGGTGGTCCACAGGGAACAACTGGGCCAACTGGAGCTGGCTATGGACCATACTCAACTGCATCGACTTCATTTCTTCCAGTTGTTGCATCTTCGAATGTCATCACTGTAACATCAGCAGTTAGTTCCGCATTCGCTGTTGGACAGAATATTCGCGTATCATTATCTACAACCCCAGCAACATATTTCGAAGGTCTTATTACTCTCATCGGTGGTGGTACAGCGTTTACTATTACTGTCTATTACCGGAGTTTTACAACTGTACAGACAGGAACGTGGCGAATAGAACTCACTGGGCAGCAAGGGGCTCAAGGTCCACAGGGTGCAGGTGGTGCACCGGGTCCAGGTGGTCCAGTTGGTCCACAGGGTGCAGGTGGTCCAGTTGGTGCACCGGGTCCAGGTGGTCCAAATGGTGCACCGGGTCCAGGTGGTCCAAATGGTGCACCGGGTCCAGGTGGTCCACAGGGTGCACCGGGTCCAGGTGGTCCAAATGGTGCACCGGGTCCAGGTGGTCCAAATGGTGCACCGGGTCCAGGTGGTCCAAATGGTGCACCGGGTCCAGGTGGTCCACAGGGTGCACCGGGTCCAGCTGGTCCACAGGGTGCAGCACCAACATTCGCATCTTTAAATGCTGTACTTTACAGTAGCGCAGCTGCACCAGGTACAGCCACCGCTAACAACACAAGACTGAGATTTGATGGAACTACACTCACATGTAATGCTGATATCATCGCATACGGTGGTATTTCTGATGATCGCCTCAAGGTTGATCAACAACCTTTAATGGATGGTCTTGCAAAAATCTTACCACTGAAGACTTTTACATATTACTTTAACGATCTTGCTCGCAAGATTGGCCTTCGTGGATGCTACCAGCGAATGGTTGGCATGAGTGCACAGGAGGTGCGAAGTGTCTGCCCAGAGGCTGTTCAGAGAGTCCCAGGAAACGAAGAATATTTTATGTTGAAGTACGAGCGTTTGATTCCTCTTCTCATCAAGGCTCTGCAAGAGGAGGTGCAGAAGCGTGAAGAGCTTGAGAAGCGAGTATTTATTCTCGAGAATAAGTAAATGGGAGTCATTGCTCCACAATTAACGTTAGAACCATCAGGTGTACAACTCTCAAATGTATATCTCGGATTTGGTCACCAACCAATTCAAATCTCAAAAACATTCCGTGATACAAGCTTTGAAACTGATGCACCTGACTATAAAAAATATCGCATATCGGGAAACTTGTTCATAAAACAGAAACAAGAAGACTTTGATTCTCCTCTTACATATTTCATACAATCATTTGTGGATGATATACCGTCGAATCCATACGAACTCTTATATTCAGACCTCAAAGAAATGATCCCATCTACTGTAGATTGTTGAACAGCATCAGTCCAGAGCCATTTTCAATCTTGAAGATGTTGTATGAGCGAGCATACACTCTGAAGTAGCTGTCGGATGAAGCTACCCGAGTATTGACGTTGATTGTCTGGCGGGCTATACGGCCAAAGTTCAGGTGACCTGTTGGGTCATCATTCTCGGGATCGAGACAGAATGAATATACGAAAAAGTTGTGGGTCGGGGTTCTTGTATAGTAGTCCATAGTCTGGACGTTGTGGAGGTACAGTGGGATGCCTATATCAGCTGATATGACACTCTGACCATTGAGCACAAGGCTCAAATTCTGCAGATTGCTCGAATACGAGTATGGCGTGGCATTTGAGTCTTGTATCAGAAAGAACATATCTTTGACGGGATTGGTAAAATTCAGATTGAATGAGATATTCGATGTCAGGGCTGGGATGGTGCCTTGGAAAAACTGAACTTGCTCGATAATGTACTCGAGAGGTTTGGTCTGCATGACTTTAGCCTCGTCATCCGACAGGTAAACATAATCTACTAGAAACTGTTGTTTGATTGGTGTCCGACCCTCATACGGCAATATAAAGTTGCCTGCATCGTTTGATTGTGCCGCAAATGTGTAACCATCTCTGTACTGAATCTTAATCTGAATAACCGTATCCTCCTTCAGAGCTGCCAGAGGCAAGCCTCTCTTGGTGAGAGAGAAGGGAACCACCACGTAGAATGACAATGGGCTTCTCGCAAACACACCCTTACCGTGAATTGTTCCCAGTGATGGCTGCTTCCCCTCCGGAACAGTCAGGTCATTCAGAAGCTCTATGTACTCACCATAGACTCTCTCTATGAGCTGTCTTCCACAGTACAGCTCTATGTGATCAATCATGTATGTACCAGCAGACTGGATGAAAGACAAGTTTGTTTCATCAAATTCCACCTTCAGGATGATTCGTGAGATGACATCTCCTCTGTGAGGAAGGACTGTCCATGACGTTCCTCCAAATCGAGTGTCCGAGTCTGTATCCACCTCGAGTGTCTGAACCTGGAACCTGGTTGTGCCATCATACTTGTTGAGAAAGTACGAGTGTGTAGCCTCGTTGGCGTCCAAAAAGTCTCTAAGAGACATCCTGATATGTTACCCCATTTTACTTTGAGCTGTTGAACAGCAGGCCCGCCAGGCCATTCTCCACACGAAGGATATTATAGTTTTTGGCGTAGATGACAAAGGTTCTTTGGGCTGCAGACGGATCAAACTTGACATCGTAAATCTGTTGGCGAATACGAGACATGTTTACATATGTACTAGGATCTCCAATCTCTGGGTGGAGAGCAAAGCTCTTGACGTAGACATTGCTTGAAGGGATACTGGTGTGCTTGTAGAGCGGCTCAATCACCTGGAGGACAGTAGAGTCATCCTCGAACGCCAGCTGTCCGTTGTAGTAGAGCTGAATCTGATTGACTGCGTTAGAGTACTGGAATACGCCAGTGTGCACCAGAAAGTAGAGTTCGTAGACTGGATTGACGAAATACGTTTGGTAGAGGGCACCGGAGGTGTTGGCCAGGATGACTGATGATGATTTCTGGAGTTGGGTGATGGTGTAGTCGAGCCTCTTCTCTTTGAAGAACTTCATCTCCTCTTGAGAAATGAATGCTATGTCAGCTAGAATGGTTGCATCGTAAAATGCTGGGAGTTTGGTGATGGTACTCTGCAACTCAGTCAGAGGCCTGAAGTTGACATGGAGCTCGACATCTTGGCGCCCCAGAGCCACCATCGGTAGAGAGAGCTCAGGTTTGTTGTAAAAGTAGAATGGTATATTTGCGATATAGGTTCTGGGATTGACACCTAATGTAGCATCCGACTTACCTATGAGGACGTTTAGTGCCGTCTGATTCTCGTATGGAATAGTCAGCTCATCTTCAATTTGTATAAACTCACCCGTGATCCGTTCGATGAGTTGACCACCCACATAGAGTTCGGCCGAGTCAATCATGCGATTCGCCACAGAGTCGACATACACGGAAGAGTTACTGAACGTGTTGCCTGCACTAAATCCAGCCTGAATCATGGTAAAGTTGGCTTCGACGAGCTGACTTCCATTTGCGTTATACGGGATGAAAATAGAGAATGAGTTGACACCGTAAAAGTTTGACAGTGCAATCTGGCCAGAGGTTTGGATCTGTGGCCGGACTCCATAGAGATCCTCCAAGTCGAATGGTGGGTTGATGGCGTACTCTGCCAGAATTGCTCCGGCGGTGATGGGATTACCAACTTGTGGTGGTGGGGCGGGCAACACCATATCTACTTCTTACTGACATTTTCTAATTCGCAAATGCGCTGATCAAGCACCTGAATAGTCTGGATAAGGTGGGGCACAAGTCTCGCCCAATCCACCGTCTTGAACTCGAGAGTGTTACTCACAGCCAAGGGCTCAACCACCTCCACCTCTTGAGCGATAAGACCAATATCTCTTGTGCCAGCCTTGCCTGGTTTGGCAATTGGCAGCTTGTCGGCCCACGTGAACGAGACTGGGTTCAGAGCCCGAATCACATCAAGCGAGTTTTCAAGTGGCAGAACATTCGACTTGAATCGGCCGTCACATAGATCCGAGAAACCAACAATATCATTCTGAGCTACGAGTGACCCAAACACATTCACATTGCTGATGATGTTCATAACTGTAATGAGTGGCAAGATGCCACCAGCGGTGGGTGGTGGCGCAATATTACCGTATATAAACAAGTCACCTGCAACCAACAGACTCCCATCTACTAGAGTCGGCATCCTTTCATATACAGAGATTTTATGCCCTGTTGCGTGGATCAAACCCCCAAAACACCATATTATCATAACTCGTGAATGCGAGATTTGC